TTAGAACTGCGTCTAGAAAGTCTTGCGCGGGATGCAATGGGAGACACACCTGTCAACCTTGCAAGCCCTGACGATAGGTCTATGCTGTTATACTCTCGTAAAGTAAAAGACAAGAAGCTGTGGTCTACCGTGTTTAATCTAGGACACGAGATGCGCGGCTCTACTAAGAAACCCAAGATGCGTACGCGGATGAAAACCACGCAATTTAAGAACAATGTACGTGCGCTCACAGAAGTTATATACAAGACACGAGGTGAGCGGTGTGCAGGATGTCTAGGCCACGGGCGTAACCGTCCTGTTAAGAAAGATGGCACACCTAGCAAAATCCTTCGTGTATGCAAGCCATGTAATGGTGCAGGTGTTATATATAGAAACACAGGTGAGGTCGCAGGGTTTAAGATGATACCTCGTAATGCGGCTGACACTGCATCTGCTGGTTTTAAGACTGACAAGACAACCTTAGAGGACCACGTATCAGGGCTAGACGGTAGTGCAAGAGACTTTGTGCAGGCATACGTACGATACAACGCTCTGCGTACCTACCTCAGTACCTTTGTAGAAGGGATGCAAAACAATGCTGATGAGAATAGTTTCATACACCCTGAGTTCATGCAGTGTGTTACGGCGACGGGTCGCCTTTCGTCTCGCAATCCAAACTTCCAGAATATGCCACGAGGTTCAACATTTGCAATCCGCAAAGTGGTCGAGAGTCGCTTCGAAGGTGGTTATGTTTTGGAAGGAGATTACTCGCAACTAGAGTTTCGTGTGGCAGGGTTCTTAGCCAAAGACGAACAGGCCTACAACGACGTGCAAGAAGGCACAGACGTTCACAGCTATACCGCCAGTGTCATTGGCTGTAGCAGACAAGAAGCCAAGGCACACACCTTTAAACCGCTCTATGGCGGCACTACGGGTACGGACGCACAACAAAGATACTATCGTGCGTTTAAGCAGAAGTATGCTGGGGTAAAAGACTGGCATGACGAACTGCAAAAAGAAGCAGTAAAGCACAAACAGATATCCCTGCCGTCTGGCAGACAGTACGCATTTCCCGGATGTAAGTGGACAGAGTGGGGTACGGCTACCAATCGTACTGCTATATGTAACTATCCTGTCCAAGGATTTGCAACGGCTGACCTGCTACCTATATGTCTCGTACGTTTACATCGTATGATAAAACAAGAAAACATACGCTCTGTAATCTGCAACACAGTACACGACTCTATCGTCATGGACGTACACCCCGACGAGAAAGACATATGTATCAAGCTGATGACAGAAGCTATGCTAGCGATACCTGAAGAAGCAAAGAAAAGATACGACATAGACTACGACATGCCAGTTGACATAGAACTAAAAATAGGTCATAACTGGCTTGACTTGCAGGAAGTAATCCTGTAGAATCTATCTACAACCCATAAACATAGGAGTTATCATGGGACAGAATGAATTGGCAGTAATGGACGAACTGGACTCAATCGTACAGGCATTTAATACAAACGACGAAGCAGCACTTATGAAGGCATCGGGACAATCCTCTCAGCCTAAACAGACGGGACTGCCTAGATTAAACATTAACTATGACACAGAAACGGACGATGGTACGTCCCTTACTCGTGGTCACTGGAGAATCACTATTGATGGGCAGGCGTTGTATGCTCCTAGTGTTATCCTCAGACCTATCCTACGCATGTATGAGTATAGTCGCTGGGATGCAGAGAACAATACGTTTGCCTCCAAGTCTGTACAGAAGGTAGCATTGGGCGGAAGTTTTCTCGACACAGAGGGCGGAAGTAAGTGCGGCAGACTCTCACGAGATGAGGAAGAAAGAGCTTCGGAAGAAGAGCAGATGATTTCTCGTGCGGCTGTATGTAATCAGGTAATCTATGGTCAGATTTCTGGCACCTTTAAAACAGCAGAGGGCGATGAAGTACAGATTGACCGTAGGCCTATGGTTGCTTACTTTAAGAAGTCAGGCTTCATGCCAATCAGTAACTTTATTGAAGGCTTGTCTAAGCAGACCAAGATTATGCAACGGTGTGAGATTGTACTTAACACTTCTAAGCAGAAGAAGGGCAGTGTAACATACTGGGTACCTTCTCCTACTCTTGGCGACTCCGCTGATATTACGGATGAAGACAAGGCACTTATGAAGATGTTTGCAGAGACTGTATCTGCTCACAACAACTACGTTGCCGATAAAAGCAAAGAGTCCATGAAGATGGCTATGGGCGACTCTGATGTTGACTTAGCGGATGATTTTGCAGATGCTAACGTCGCTTAACATACAAGACTTTCTATATAAGGCTAGCAGGGGGGAACTAGATGTCTCCCCTGCATCTCTTGATGAGTTCAAAGAAGACTGTTATTTGTCTGCAAAGAAACAGCTAAAGCGGCAGAAGAGGCAATGGTACATCCGTATGTCTGGTCTAGGTCGCCCGTTGTGTCAGCAGATGCTTGATAGGGACGGTGTAACCGAAGAGATGGAATACAATGCAGTATTTCGCTTTATGTATGGTGACCTCACAGAAGCCGCACTTATGCTTGTTATGAAAGAGGCAGGCGTAGACATAGTAGATTCACAGGTANCTTGTGAACTAGAACTGGCGGGTCATAAGATAAAAGGTACGCTTGATGTAATACTACGCGACGAAGCAGGCGTAGAAAAGGTATGGGACATCAAGTCTGCAAGTGACTGGGCCTTTAAGAACAAGTATAGAGGGGGCTATGAAAAGCTCCTTGAAGAAGACCCCTTTGGCTATGTCATGCAAGGGTACCTGTATGCGGAATCTATGAAGATGCCTTTTGGTGGCTGGATTGTCGTAAACAAATCTAGCGGCGAAATACTTGAGGTTCCTGTTCCTGATTGGAGCCAAGACGACAAACAAAGGTACCTTGATGATGCGGCAAATCGTGTACGCATACTATTAGACAAAGACTCTCCGTTTGTTAAGTTCTCACCTGAGGATGAAACATACCGTCGTTCGGGTGAAATAATAAAGACAGGCAATAAGGTTCTACCTAGAAATTGTGGTTTCTGTGGTTATAGAGCGCATTGCTGGCCTGATGCTATCATACATGACAAGATTACTTCTAAGGCAAAAAACCCACCTCGTGTGTGGTATACTAAACTAAAGAAGAAAGAAATCTAATGCCTTACATCTTTATGCCGGAGTATAACGTTGAGTTAATAAAGCTCAACAACAACGTACATCACGTTTATGTAGAGTCTGTGCTACAGAGAGGTGGAGAAAGAAACGTTGTGTATCTCCGGCAGAATGAAAGAGGACTGCCTTTCACTCTCAGGGAAAACTATTCAGAGATGGGAAACCTAACAAGTGAAACATACGAGAGAGATACCATGAGAATAGAGAGTGACTTGCAGACTATAAGTAGACTTTCATACAGTGGAGTTAATGTGTGCGTTCCGATATCCCCTATCATAAGAGAATTAGATTCAATTCAAAGGCTATCACCAAAACTAGCAGGCTACCTAAAGCAAAGGATGAACTCAATGAGCTTAGTATTATGAGGCGTAAGTTTTCTAACGTTGCTGCGGCTGGCTTCCGCTCTCAATTTGAACTCAATCTGGCTGTAAACTTAAAAGAACGCAAGATACCTTTTGAGTACGAAAAGAAAAAGCTAACCTATATACCCGACCCTAAAACATACACCCCAGACTTCTACCTTGTAGACACAGACATATACATTGAGGCAAAAGGTCAGTTGACTAAACCTGACAGAGTTAAGATGATACTTATCAAAAAGCAACATCCTGACTTGGATATACGGTTTGTATTTATGAACGCACGTAACAAGATATATAAGGGTAGCAAGACAACGTATTCAGACTGGTGTGTACGTCACGGATTTGAGTGGGCAGAAAAAAGCATCCCTACAGATTGGCTAAAAAAATGACAGATAAAATAAATGATTTAGAAATGCAAATGGAAAAGGCAAGTCTTCTTCAAGATAAGTACTACCTCATACTGAGCAACTCTGACTCAGACAGCTTTGGTATGACAGCCTATGATACGACAGATGAGGACAGTGTTCCTGACGATGAGATTCCTGCGGGCATGGTGGTTCTGAGCGGTATGATTGAGCTTCTCGAAAACGACTTTGATAAGGTGTGGGATGCAGGCATGGCTCGTCTTAGTTTTATATCCATAGCAGAAGCGTTCTCCGCCGAGGTAGACAGTGAAGAAGCCAAAAGTATCACCAACAAGGTTCTTGCTCGTGAAGATAATATTGTAAAGGTAGATTTTGGAGAGACACAATGAAGGACCAGTGGAACATAAACTATTATCAAAAAGAAGCATTGAAGACTGCTATCTATCCTGACAGACATAAGATAATTTACCCTGCGTTGGGCCTTGCTGGTGAGGCGGGAGAAATTGCAAATAAGGTAAAAAAATTTATTCGTGATGGTTATGATGTGGAGCAGTTCGAGCAGAAGAAGATAGAACTTGCCGCAGAGATTGGTGACGTGCTATGGTATTGTGCGGTACTGTCTCGTGACATAGGCTTCGACCTACAGCATGTCGCCCAGTACAACATCAACAAGCTACAAGACCGAGCGAGNCGCGGCAAGATTAGCGGAGACGGGGACGAGAGATGATGGACCAGATACGCCACGAAGAGTACATGAAGCAGCAATTTAAATTACTGAACGAACGCAACGGAGATGCCAATGCCGATATGGTCAACAAGCCACCCCACTACAATCAGGCAGGTATCGAGTGCATTGAAGCAATCAAGGCGGCGACAGGTACAGGCTACAAGTCCTATCTCCAAGGAAACATTATCAAGTACCTATGGAGACACGAGTACAAAAGCGGAGTTGAAGACCTCAAGAAAGCCC